AAAAGCAAAAAGAAATGAACCTATATTAAAAGCATTTGAAATAGAAGACAGTCATTCTACTGATATTGTATCTTATGGTAATGGGGGAATTATATCTTATGATTATAATTCAATCAATGTACCCGCTAATGAAGTTGAATTAATAGATACGTATCGTTCATTAGCTAAATATGCAGAAGTAGATTTAGCAATTCAAGAAATACAAAATGAATTTTTAGTATACGATGTTCCTGATAAAAAATCAATAGAATTAGATTTTTTATCAACATCAAAAATTTCTGATAATTTAAAAACTAAAATACAAGACGAATATAATAATGTTTATTCGATATTAGATTTTGCCAATGAAGGTAATCAATTATTTTATGATTGGTATGTAGACGGAAAATTATTTTTACACAAGATAATTGATGACGAAAATCCAAAAAACGGCATACAAAAAATAATTAAAATTGACCCTTGTAAAATCAAGAAAATTAGAGTTATTCCACAAAAAGATAGAGCTGGTATAACCGATATAAATAAAATACTAGAATATTATATATATGTGCCAAGTGTTGATAATATTTTTAGAGCTAATGAAACCGAAATTGGTAATGGCTTAAGAATTAATGCTGAAGCAATCACGTATGTAGATAGTAATATTTTTGACAAAAAGTTAAAAATGGTGTTAGGTGATTTAAATAAAGTAATTATTCCATACAACAATTTAAGATTGATGGAAGAAAGTTTATTAATATATCGTGTTGCTAGGGCCCCTGAACGTAGAGTTATATATGTTGACGTTGGTAACTTACCAAAACAAACTGCTGAACAATACATTCAGAATTTAATGAATAGGTTTAAAAACAAACTGGTTTATGATTCAAAAACAGGTTCTATTTTAGATAGAAAAAATGTTTTGTCTATGGTTGAAGATTATTGGTTGCCTCGCCGTGATGGTAAAGGAACTGAAATTGATACATTAGAAGGTGGTCAAAACTTAGGTGTTACTGAAGACGTTGAATATTTCAGAAATATTTTTTATAAAACATTAAACGTACCATTTAGTAGATTTTCAATTGATCAAACTAGCTCTTTTGTTTTTGGTCGCTCTGCTGAAATTGCAAGGGATGAATTTAGATTCAAAAAATTTATAAATAAAAAGAGACAACAATTTATTAAGATTTTCTTTGATATTTTACGTACTCAATTAATACTAAAATCTATTGTTACTGAAGATGAATGGGAAACATATTCAAGGGATATACAATGGATTTTCACAGAAGATAATAATTACATTCAATATAAAGAAACTGAATTATTAAATTCAAGATTAGAAACTTTAGCCGCTATTGATCCTTTTGTTGGTAAATATGTCGATAAAGATTACGTATTAAAAACAATATTCAGATTTACTGATGAACAAATTAAAAAAATGAAAATCACTACACCAGAAGAGGATGCTAAATTATTAGCTGATATGGCGGCAGGACAAGGATTTTAAATTTTATAAATAACTTAAAAGAAGAGGGAATTATGACAAAATATATAGATTCATTAAAAAATGATGATACTACTGAATTTCAGAAATTGGTTGAACAAAAGATTAATACTATTTTCCATAAATTAATGGAAAGTATTGAAATTGAATCAGAAACAGCCGAAGAAATTGTATGTATCAATGATATAAACATTAATGCAGAAGGGTTAGGTGCAACTGAAGTTACCTATAAAGAAGGTATCATGAGTGTGTATTTCACTAATAAAGAAGGTGCAATTTCTTTTGCTACCTATTTAGATAATAATGATAATGTAGAAACTTATGAATTCAATATTTTACACGATGAAGAAGACACATTAGATATAGCTGAAATTGACATTGAAGATATTACTGATGATCTTGGTTATGAGTTCGAATTTATTGTTGAAATTGACTCAGAAATAGTAAATTATTCTGATGATTTTATGAGTGATATGGACTATGACGAATTGACTGAAAGTAAACGTGTTGTTAAATTGAATGAATTAACATTTAGAAAAGCAATTAATGCTTTAGGTCATATTAAAAAAAAGCAGTTTGTGGCCCTGGTCAAAAATTCAAAAATGGACATTGTGTAGCTATGAAATCTGCTGAAAAACAAGCTCGTAAAAAAGCTGGTATACATGCGGCAAAACAAAGACGTGGCTTAATGGCAAAAATTGCTAAAAAAGTTGCTCGTGCATCAATGTTCAGAAAACAAAAATTAGGATAATAATATGCAGTATTTAGCTGAATCGGTAAATGAAATTCGGCTTTTAACTGAAGAAGCCACGGACGGTAAACCTAAAAAATATTACATTGAAGGGATATATCTACAATCAGAACTTGTTAATAACAATGGTCGTAGATACCCAAAAGAAATAATGAAACGTGAAGTTGAAAAATATATTAATGAAAAAATCAATAAAAATCGCGCCTTAGGTGAATTAGGACATCCATCAAAGCCAGAAATTAATTATGCGAAAGCTTCACACAAGATAATTTCATTAGTTGAAGATGGGAATGATTATATTGGTAAGGCAGTAATTATGAATACCCCGCGTGGTAAAATCGTTAAAGGTTTGATTGATGAAGATGTTTGTTTAGGTGTGTCATCAAGGGCACTTGGTTCAGTAAAACAACAATCAAATGGTGTTAATATAGTATGTGAAGATTTTATGTTGATTACCCCTGCTGATATTGTTTATGACCCATCGGCACCAGATGCTTTTGTTACTAGCTTAATGGAAAATAAAGAATGGGTGTGGCAAAATGGTATCTTAGTAGAGCATGAAAAACAAATCAAAGATGATATAAATAAAGAAACAAAACGTGGATTAAACGAAAAGAAACTATTAGAAATATTTAACAATATTCTAAATAAATACTATTAAGGGAGTAAAAATGAACTTGGACGAATTAGAAATTACCGACGAACTTGCAAAGCAGTTGGAAGAAAGTATTGCAGAATTATTAAAACAACGTGAATCTAAGTTATTAGAAAGTGTTGACGCAGTAATTGCTGAAAAATTGACTCCACAAATGCAAGTAAAATTTATGGCACTTGTTGAAGAAAAAGAATCTGAAATGAAAGCTAAATTATCAGCTCAAATAAAGTCTTTACAAGAATCACACAAAAAAGAATTACAAAAATTAACTGAAGAAAAAGATTCTGAAATTGAAAAATTAAATGAAAGTATTTCTGCTTATAGTGAATATGTAATTAATGAACATGAAGAAGAAATTAATGAACTTAAAGAATCTGCTGATGCTTATGGCCAGTATGTTCTTGAAGAATCAACTAAAAAAATTGATACTTATTTAGATTATGTTGTTGAAAGTTTTGTAAAAGATAATCAAGAAAAATTAGTTGAAAATAGTGAATATATCAAGATGAAACGTATATTCGAAGGATTTAAACAAACTTTTAGTGGTGCATCTTATGAATTAGATGGTAGCCCATTGTTAGACGAAATGAAATCTAAACTTGAAGAAAATTCTGAAATGTACAATAAACTAAATAATGATTATGTACAATTAAAAACTAATTATGATAAAGTAAAACGTAAACTTGTACAAGAAGAAGTTTTAGATAAGTATAGCCTATCTATTGCACAAAAAGAACGTATCGCAACTTTAGCTGAAAAAGTAAACTTTGAAACTATCGGTGAATTCGAAACTGGATTAACATTAATTATTGAAGAAGTTACTGCAACAAAAGAAAAAAATAAATCGGTTGAAAACCAAGTTGCTACAATGTTAATCAATGAAAATGTTAATGTTAGAGAAACCCAACCAGTTAATAATGATGATATTATGCAAAGATATTTTGAAGAATGTAATAGATTACCATCATACAAATACACAAATAGTTAATATATAAATATATAAATAGTTAATATATAAATATATAAATATAATACGGAAAATTAAAAAAGGAGTTTTAAATGCAAATTCAAGATGCAAATCGTAACCAACATTTGTTGGTTGAAAAATGGAAGGGAATTATCGATAATGATGATAAATTCGCGCCGATTACTGATATTCATAAAAGAAGAATCACTGCTCAATTGTTAGAAAACCAAGATACTTATTTAAGAGAAGTAACTGCAAGTGGTAACATGACTAATGCTGGTGGTACAAACCCTGGTACTTTTGACCCAGTTATGATTCCATTAGTACGTAGAATGGCTCCAAAATTAATCGCTTATGATATTTGTGGCGTTCAAGCTATGAATATGCCTACTGGTTTAATTTTCGCTATGCGTTCAACTTATCAAGATAATACTATACCAGGCTTACAAACTGAAGCACAATTTAATGAAGCAAATACTAAATGGTCAGGTACAAACTCTGATGGTTCAGCACCAGGCGGTAAATTTACAGCAAATACTGTACCAGGAACAACTGTACAACCAGCAAATACTTATCCAGTATATGATGGCGCAGGTGCGATTTTAGGTTGGGTTGAAACTAATGGTGCAGGTGAATTCCCATTATTACCAACTGATGTAACTGGAACAGCTGGTTCTGCTGATATTGATTCAACATTTAGTTATGGTTCAGCTATGACTACTGCTCAGGGTGAAACTGAGACTTGGAACTCAATGTCAATGAGAATTGAAAAAACATTGGTTGAAGCAAAAACTCGTCAATTAAAAGCAGAATATAGCTTAGAATTAGCACAAGATATGCGTTCAGTTCATGGTTTAGACGCAGAAATCGAATTAACTAATATCTTATCTACTGAAATCATCGCTGAAATCAATAGAGAAATCGTTAGAAAAATCTACATGACTGCTAAAATCGGTGTTCAATGGACTACTGGTATTGCTCATACATCAGATACTGGTTCTGCTGGTATTCTTGATTTACAACAAGATACAGATGGCCGTTGGTCAGTTGAACGTTATAAAGGTTTAATGTTTGCTATCGAAAGAGATGCTAACGTTATTGCTCGTGAAACAAAACGTGGTAAAGGTAACATCCTTATATGTGGTGCTGACGTAGCTTCTGCATTAATGATGGTAGGTTTGTTAGGTAACTATTCACCAAACTTACAATCTTTAACTGATTTGGTTGTTGACGTAACTGGAACAACTTATGCTGGTATGATTAATGGTCGTTATAAAGTTTATGTTGACCCTTATATGCAAGCTAACGCTTATGTTGTTGGTTATAAAGGCGACAACGCCTATGACGCAGGTTTCTTCTACTGCCCATACGTGCCTTTACAACAATTTAAAGCTACTGATCCACAGAATTTCCAACCACAAATTGGTTTCAAAACTCGTTATGGTATCGTAAGTAACCCATTCACTACTTTGGGCGATCATAGCAACGTTTATTACAGAAAAGCAATCGTTAA